AAGCACCGATGAAGGCGACGAAGCGGTCGAGATACTTAAAAGTGCTGAGGTTTCTCCACGAGGGATTGACCTCACCGCTCTTGTCTCTCACACCGTCCGCTCAGTCTTGGATGGAGAAGAGGTTCTTGACCGGAGCTCAACGATGGCTTCTGTCGCCAAGGAGCTAGTCGGTTGGGTGAACTGGCTGAACGAGCACAAGATCGCTGTGCGCGTCTCACCCTTGACAACAGCACAGGATGCGTTCTATAACATCTATGAGTACCATCACGATGAAAATGGCAAGTTCTACCGCATCCTCTCTTCGGTAAGAGACACTGCTTCCCTTCTGCCAGCGATCTCGCTCGCCTCTGAGCTTGGTCCTTTGGCGATCTGGAAGAAAGTAAAGTCGGTAAGCCGGTCGACCTTTGATCGGTACGCCACCGACGAAGAGAAGGAGAAACTCGCTTCGGCTCGCAAGAAGCAGATCAACTCGGTGCTCGATGCGTCAATTTTCGAGCTCTCCACCTCTACTCAGGTAGAGGACACATCAGATCAAATCAAATCAGACCCTACAAAAATGAAGACTCCTAACTCCCCGAAGGAGCTGGTCGACCTCCAAGGAGGTGGTTCTGCAAACCAGAAGGTCACAGAGAACACTATTGCAGACACACTTATCTCCAATCTCGGAGGTAACCTTCTTTACGACAACACGCTCGATCAGTTCTACAGATACGACCAAGACCTAGGTGTCTGGTACCTATACGACGAGCAACATACCCGTCTCTATATCACCGACTGCCTGGACATCGTTGTCAAGGCTGGTCTGCTATCGCGCTATACGGCAGCCACGGTCTCGAGTATTTACCAGCTTCTCAAGCCAAAACTGCTGAAGTCTGTCCGTAACGGTAGGGAAAGCATCTGGACGACCTCTAAAAATGTCGTGCCCTTCAGCAACGGAGTGCTTGACCTGAAGACTCTCGAGTTCAAAGAAGGACTTCACAAGGAGCTCTACCTGCGCCACAAGCTCGGTTACGAGTACATAGAGAACTCCTCGTGCCCCAAGTTCCTCACTTGGCTTAAGAAGGCTCTCGACCCAGGACAGGACATCCTGATCCAGGCTTTTTGCCGAGCAATTCTTACGGGATATACATCAGGCGAGCGGTTCTTACACCTTGTAGGTCCTGGTGGCACCGGTAAATCCACGATGCAGCAGCTGCTGGTCGCACTTGCAGGTTTCCACTCAACCCACACCTCAAGCCTCCAGACCCTTCACGACAACCAGTTCGAGACCTTCAACCTCATCGGTAAAAAGCTGCTCCTGCTTACTGACGAAAGCAACTACAACAAACGGATGGACACGCTTAAGAAGCTGACGTCCGCCTCTGACACGCTCCGAGCCGAGCGAAAGTACGGAAAGGAAATCATTAACTTCAAACCTGAGTGCTTGGTCTGTATCGCCAGTAATGAGCACATCTCGTCGAGTGACTCGACAAGTGGTCTTGAGCGTCGGCGCTTGACGATCGTGATGGACAAGGTTGTCCCGGCCAGCAGCCGCGTAGAACTAATCAGTGTCCACGACGATCGGATCGAAGGAGAATTTGTTCCGGAGCTCAGCGGTATCGTGAGCTGGGCACTCAAGATGACTCATGAGGAAATGCGTGATGTCCTCGCCAATCCCTCCAAGCATGCACCCTCCATCAACAAGACGAATATCGAAGCTCTGGTATTCAACAGTCAATTTGCTGCTTGGCTTGCTGACTGCACTCTCTACGCACCAAACTCTGTAACCCCTATCGGTCGAGGTGCTCTCACGCCCAATACCGACGAGAAAGAAAAAGGTTGGTTTGTGTCCAACGCATATGGTGCTCTCTATCCCAGTTACGTCAATTTCTGCAAGGCGTGTCAGTACAAACCCGCAGCAAAGCCACGGTTTGTTGAGCGGACTCGTGAGGTGCTTACGAACATGCTCAAGGTGCCCGGTATCGAACTTGTGCTTAATGACGGAATTCCCTCTTTGAAAGGGCTGCGTCTCAAAGCATTTGATCTAAACTCCGACAGGGCATCTAAAGGTCCCGAGCGCCTACCCTCACCCGTTGAGTTTGCTCAGGACCCCACAACTACTAAATGGGAAACCGCTTTCAAGAAACATGACCCAGAGCCTGAATCGTAATTTTCTTCTCGCTTCTCTTGCCACGCTTGGTGTTGGGTGCGCCACTGCGATCAATGCTCCTGACTTCTTAGGGGCTTCTTTCGCTTTCGGTGGTGGTCTTCTTGGCGGCGCCAGTATCGCCAACGACCGCGCACGCCGCAAAGATACCCAGGCAAGGCAAAGCGAACGAGTTACGTCAACCTTCTCCGCGCTTTACGAACTGAACAGAGGTGTACTAGATCCTGTACAACTCAGCTTCATGGCGAACATTCCGCTCGAGCAGGCTCACGGGTTTCTGACCAATGTTGCGGAAAGCACTGGAGGGCAAAAGATTCCGACCAAAACCAACAACGGCGTGCTCTTCGCTTTCCCTCACTCACAGAACGCTCTAGACGAACTGTCCAAGAACGCTGAGAACTGGGCTAAGGCTCAGAATCAACAGCTTCAGGAGCAACTGGAGCAACAACAAAAAATTCTCCAGATGATGCAGTTACGTCAGGCCGCTGCTCAACAACAAGCCGCCGTCAACAAGGACCCTGATCCCTGGACAGCAACGGGGCAGCCGGGGCTTTAACAGCCCTAGCTGACGTTGTTGACGGTCAGGATGATTGAGGGAATGTCTGGGTGTGCCGGAACAGCATGCCCACTAGCAGCAAGAACTACAACGTCTAAATCATCAGAGTGCCAGTAGAGCTCAGCATGCTCGTTGGCATCCATACTCAGAAAGAAGTTCCACGCGGCAACCTGCCTAGAAGATCGATATTAAAAATTTACTTCAAAAAGTCCCACCCTGAGAGAGAACTTTCTTCGGACTCCTTAATTGCAGCAAAAACCACGGGTAAATGGTTTGCGAGGTTGTACCCGATAGCTCGAGCGATCTGACGATGCTCTAGTTGAGTATCCTCTTTGCCGCGAAGGCCAACGTAGTGGATAAAACTTCTGATGGTACCTGACATATGCAGGCGAGTAGGAGTATATAAAGGGAGTACATTTCTGGAACACTCACGAGATACTCCTGCAGCCAACAACTCATTGTAGACCTCCTGTGAGTGGCGATCTAATTCTTTAATCTTGTCCCAATAAATTTCTCGGAGGTACAGCGGCAGCTGCTCTCCACTGCACTGGCGGTTCGTCTCACCTTGAAAACGAAGGTCGACCTTGTACGGCTCTTCTAGTCTCTCCTCTTCAAGGGTTTCCCACGGATTGGTGTACCTCTGGGAAAGCTCTTGATATACGAAACTCCGGTGACGCAAGATCTGAGGGCTTATCGCACGCGTCGTGGTAATTCCAAAGGACGCCGAAGCTTGCTCAAACACAGACCAGTGACCGTGTTTGATGCAGAAGGCGAGGAGACGAGCGTATTCATCTCGATCGGGGTTCTTGGTCGAAACCCGAGCGTGACGAGCAATTACTTTTTCTGCTTCAGGAGTAATCCAGTCGAGCTCAGCAGAGTGAAGACCCATCGAGGGAGCCAGTAAGCATTAACAATACTAGTTTAAGCTCAACAGTAAGTAGCAACCAGGGCGATACGACGCTTTCCAACAGCCGGTTGACCAGCAGAATGAAGCCCCTGAAATGAGATAACAACATCCTCTCTGGGCAGCGACGTAAGAACAGGAGCTCCCTCTTTACGAATGAATGAGAAAGGAACTTCTTCCTCGTAAACCTTAGTCTCTCCCTCAGAGTTATTTAAATAAATTAAAATATTCTTGTGTGGAAAAGAATGATCATAATGAGGAATAGAATCTCTACTATCAATCCTATGAATACAGTTAAAATTAAGCCTAAACAAACAATTAAGTTCCAAATTATTAAACTCCATTATTTCACGAATAACTAGATCAGTAAGATCTACATAATCACTACTGGCAACTTTAGGGTAAGCGCAACCTCCTGGTACAAAGTTAGGACGTTGGATTAGTGTATGTGAATAAATGGGTAAGTTTATATGGCCTGGCACTTCAGGCCCGCACGTAGAGTCGCCGAAGTAAAACCACGGAAACTCACGGGACAGTACACGCGCTTTAAGCTCTAGGTAATTAGGTGTCTTGGGGTTCTGTAGTTCCTCAAGATAGGCCACTAGGACTTAGGAAAAGTTTGTTGGTACCTCAACCTAGCAGTAATCTCACGCGGGTTCGAGACCATACGAACGATATCCGCAGGACCAGCACCCAGACGCATATCTGCCATACGGACAGTATCGGCTTGCGAACTCATCATTTCTTTTCTACGACACCAAGTTGAAGAGGAAGGCTGTCAGGCATAGCGTAGTTATTAGGGAGGCCCAAAGCTCCCTGGTCAGGAGTATTAAGGAAGCTCTGCTGAGGAACCGAAGTCAAGATCTGCATCTGAGCCCGCAGATTGGGGTCCATCGTATTCTGAGTCTTGACCAGATAGTCAGCGGTGGAAAGGTCGGCGGCTCGCTCAGGAAGCTTCATCTCCCCACGCTGGTTGTAACCGGCTAACCCAGTGATCTGAGCAGAAGGCATCACGTTACCTTCTTCGTAGTTGGTGGGTCCTACGGCTTCACGAGCTCGCTCACCACGATCGGTTTGGTACTGCGACGTGACCCTATTGATATTGTCGAGAGCGATAGCGCGGTTCAGCTCAATGGTGGCGGGAGTCGACTGGTACATCGAGGGAGACCCGGTCGCCAGCTGCCCGAGGGGCTTAACCCGCTGGGAGGTAGGTCCTAAACCACCGGGGCGCTGAAGGAAGTTCATGTTTTCCATTGTCTTAGTTTAGCTTCGTTTCGGTTGTTTCTCGCGATTAGTTTTTTTAGAAACTACACGGAGATTGGACGGAGAATTGTTTTCGGGGTTGTGATCGATGTGATCGACTTCCTTACCGTCTCCTTTCCTTACACGACCGTTCTTCTCCATATACCTACGAGCCTTTACCCGAGCAGCTTGTCTTTTCAGCTGCTCAGGTGTGCTTCCGTACTCACGGTATTCTTTGTCGTAGTCTCTTTTATGAGCCAAAGGACTGCAACTATTTACCCTAGTTTAGCTGTAAAGAGAAAAGTCTCAGAGATATCACAAACCCCTTCGGTAACCAGAAGCCTCGCGGTAGAGGTTAGATCACGTTGAAAACGCTGAAACAACCCGGTATAGAGACCGTTGTCAGGACGATAAAAATCGTAGAGAGCTTCGAGAAAGTCTGCTTTACGCTGTTCAGCTTGGGTGTCCCAATTTGCGAGGATATCCTCCAGATCGAAGTCTCCGACTGACATTGAACAGCTAGAAAGGCACTCAAGCTTAGCAAGCTCGAATCATCCAACCACTCTTAGGACCCTCAACTAACCAACGAGGTCCAAGATTCTTAATGGAGTACTGGAGGTACTCCCCGTCAGTGCTCCCGTAAGAACCCGACACAAGATCTAACTCCCCATAGGGGTCGTGGACCCAAAGTTTTGTTCTGTCTGCGTTTACGCCCACGCAGCAAATCCAATGACCCCCTCCGGTGGGTTTCGAAACTGGACCTTTATGGAGAATCCCAATCGGGACAGGCACACCTTTCTCGAGAAGTTTGAAAACTGCGTCCCAATCACCGTTAGTGACAAATTCGGTTTTTAGTCCGAATCGATCTAGCGCTTGCACCTGTACTGCAGAGCTTGTAGTGTCGCCTAACTCAAAAACTTCTTGAATATATTCGTCGTCACCTGTGATCGCTCCAGGAATCTGAGAGCTCAACAGCATGGCACAGCTACTCGAAAAGCAAGTGCGTTGGGAGTCTCTGTAGTTGTCTAATTGGCTGTAATAAGGAACCTCTAATTTGATCTCTTTCTGCTTGGTTTCTTTCTTCTCCTCAATAACATTCGTGTCGTTGATTATCTTCCAGTGGTCTGGGTAGATCCACCAGGATTTATCTGGTTGTTTTGAGAGAATGACCTCTTTGTGTACCTGCCCTGGGTACATACTGATTTTGTCCCACTCCCACGCGCTGTTTTTAGGGATAAAAAGTTTCTCCTCCGCCGTCAAAAGGGAGGAATCAATTGGTTTCCTCTTCAGCCAGGTGTCGTGTTTCGACAGAATTGAGTGACCCAAGAGAGGATGTTTATCAGGCTTAGTCAAGAATAGTCTTTTTTCTTGCTCACGACGCCTGACCAAACCAGGGATAGTTTTATCTCCGCCTTTGACCCAACGACCAAATTCGTCGGCGATCCGTATCTTGTCTGCGCCCTCGTTCAGCAGACGTAAGAGAGTCGAACCCTCGAATGCTCCGCAACCAACGTTGTACGTAAACGAGACTAGAGCGTCGTACTCATTCTGATTCAGGTGTACTTTTACCTTACTTTTTACACATTTTTCAAAACGAACTAAATCCTTCAGCAGAAGATCTTCCGCCTCGTCTTCAGTAATTCGTTGATTAGAGATAACGTCGGGACCCGTGTGTCCGTAACCAATAGTTAAAACACCTACACAGTCGACATAACTCGTTAAACGCAGACCTTCAAAGCGTTTAATCAGGCTTATTCCTTGAGCGCTTAACTGAGTCATGCTGATAACCTTTCCGACTTATTTTTACAACAACTAGGTGAAATATCAACGCCAAAAAAGAAGCTCCGAAACCTGTCGCAACAGCTTCTGACCACGCTGAACCAAAATGCGTGGGATGATTAACAAGGTCAGCGAAGGAGGTAAGAACACCGGTCAGAGCTATAGCTCCAAAAGCGCTGATGCGCCTCAAGAGAAGACAGCATATAGCGTAGGTGATCGCAGTCTTAATACCGATATTGTAAGCAACTACAACATGTTTCCACGTAAGACTATCAAGGTCACCCTGAGTCATGGCGACCATACAAGATAACCAAGCCTCCCCGAACTTCTCAGGGAGACTATTTACGGCTCTGCTAATCCTCTGCGATATCACCCAACGAGCATGGTAAGCAGGTATTCGGAAGCGCTGCGGTCGGAACGGTGGATATAGAGGGTAGCGGTATCGCTAGAAGAAGCGCTGAAGCCAATGCCACCGCTGGTACGGCGAGTCGTTTTAGGTGCCGTATAGGTGCCGTCTTCGACGCCGTCAGAACCCACGACGGTAAAACCTGTAATACCAAACGATTCGGCGAGCAGGATAATCGCATTACCCGTTGCGCCGTAGGTTATCTCAAAAACATCTGAGAGAGGGTATTTGCCGTCACCAGCAAAAGCACGATACGAGTCAATGGTCACATTCAGACCATTGTAAGTGCGGATCTGACCAAACCGAGTGATACCGGCAGGCGCCGCGCCTAACTCACGGTTGAAAGTAATCTCTGCCATGGCTAGAGTCTTATATCACCAATAATCAAATTCTAGTTCATGTACAACAAGTTCAATGCTTTTACGTATGAGCTAATTATCTTTCTCTGTAGATTTTACCCACTTAAGAGAAAACCTTTTATCCAAAAAATACTTGATTACTGCTTAGACGACTGGGCTGCGTTCAGAGCTGAAGTCGCGATGAAAGAAGTTGACGAGCAGGTTCAGAACATACAACGAGAATGGGAGCAAGAAGAGAAGGAGAAACTCCAGCCAACTTATCTCGAATCAAAACCCGACGGCTCCAAAGCGCAAGCGCTCCTGGGAGGTGAAATAAGGCTCACGTCGCCCTGGGTGGAGAGCAAACGAAAAGACGTGTAGTATCCCTAAGTTCACCACGAGGGGTTCGCGTGACAGATTTCATAGGTAGGTATTATCTAAAAAACCATTCAGTATGCGACAAGGCAATAGATTGGTTCGAGCGTAATAAAGACAAGGCAAGCGAGGGAAAAATAATATCGTCTAAAGGAGAGGTGCTAGTAGACGATAAAGTTAAATGCTCAGACGATATTAAAGGTTATTTAAACGACTTCTATCAGCTCGGTGATGAGTTTAAAACTTTATTAGATTTCTTATGGGGTAGTGTACAAAATTATATTTCTGAATACAGCGAACTGGCTTCCATAAATTTTCATATGCCAGACGTTATTAATTTTCAAAAATACACTCCTCCTTTGGGAGGCTATAAAATATTTCACTACGAGAGACCAAGCAGAGCAGTAAGTAACCGCTGTTTAGTTTGGATGATTTACTTAAACACTGTTGAAGCTGGAGGAGGTACTGAGTTTAAATACTACAAGCACACAGAAAAAGCAGAGAAAGGTAAGTTACTTATATGGCCCCCAGATTTTACCCATACACATAGGGGTATCCCATCACCAACAGAGGTAAAATATATTTTAACTGGGTGGTATGACCTCTATTAATAATTATTTTGAGTGTGTTTTTTTATAAGCTCTTGCTTTTCTACCAGCTCTTTTAGCGGTCTCTGTATTAGCAACGTGAGTATTAACAGGCTTCCCACGGGTAGCTTGCTTTTTCTTCTCATCCGTAGCTCGACGCTCTTCCTTAGACATCGCTGCCCAGGCGGCCTTAGGGAGATACCGTTCGGTACGCCCTTTTTCGCGTGCTAAGTCAGCCATAAAGTTCCTCCTCCTCAAAAGGTTCGAATAAGGGACAAGGCTCCTCAAATAAAAGAGAGTTTCGCATCTGCTGAATTCTCTCCTGAAGCTCCTCTAGGTCTTCCTCATTCATTTATCTTTTTCGTACTCCTCTCTAGTCTGCCAGTCTTCCTTAGACCACTTAGAGAGCCTATTACTACTCGATTTCTTGCCCTCGTACTTACCTCCCATCTCCTTGTAGTACTTGGTGGCAAGCTGCATGGCTCGTGCACTATGGCCACCGAGCTTTTTGCGGGCTTTGGCCTTAGCTCGAGCCCACTTTTCAGGGTGTTTTTTCTTCGCGACTTCAGCCATCAGTTTCGCCCCGAAGTGTCACGCTCTTCCTTACGTCCCATTTTACGTTCGGTTTTGTACTTCCGGGCACGAGTTTTTGCTCGGGTTGCTTTCGACATCTCGCCACGACGCTTACCTTTTTTAGTTGCCTCAACGGTACCTTCCTTGAGATCACCCGATTTTTGCAGGGACTTAGTCGCAATAGCGTAAGCAGAGGATTTCTCCATACCCGGATTATCCTTCATGATGCTTTTGACAGCGTCCTCGAGAATCGCGGGCATAGGATTAGTAATGCTCGTATAATTTTAATAGATCTTCAATAGACCAATGCTCGAATATCTGCTGAACAACTGGGCAGAGGTGGCGGGTATCGCAGGTGCTCTGCACATCCTCGCTCTGGCTGTCGTCAACCTGACTCCCACGCCGAGAGATGATGAAATCTACGGCAAGGTTTACAAGGTGATCGAGATGATCGCCGGGATCGTTAGCAAAACCGCTAAGAAGTGATTACGCAGTCAGCGGTAATAACTGCTGAGCCCAAGGCGTAGGTACTAAAACGGGAGGAAGAATCTCAGGCTGGTTAACCCAGCGCAGGATTCTATCCTCCCTTTCTAATGACCAAAAATCTTGAGCTCTGTACCACTCAAACCAAGGTTGTGAACTCTTCTCAAGGTTGCAGGCGCCGCAAGCGGCAATCAAGTTCTCCTTGGTCGTCTTGCCTCCACGCGCCTTAGGGACAACGTGGTCCAGAGTCGAAGGCTTGGATCTACCGCAGTAGGCGCAGCAGCCCCACTCATCTAGTAGTTGTCGTCGGAACTTCTTACGTGCAGACCTTTTTTGTAAACATGTGAGATCAAAAATAAGGTCCCGTTCGCTCACAAATGTGAGTGCGGCTGAAATCAGTCTATCAAAAGTATGTCCAGGAAACAAAGGAATCCCTCGTACCCTTCTTGACAGGTTTCACTTCGTGTTTATATAAAAACGAAGAAGGAAATATAAGTAACTCCCCCTCATCAGTTAAGAACTGTTCATTACTTTCTTTAAAATTCATAAAAAACTCACCACCTTCTTCAGCTTTATTCACAAGGCCCACGATGGATAAAACAGGTACACCTTTAGCATTGCCATCAAACAGACTTGTAATGTGATCAACATGTGGCTTCATTAATTGACCCTTTTCATACCTATTAAGTCGCACTGCAGATACTGTGGGAGTGTAACTACTCGGAAAAATGCTGTAATAAGAGCTTAAACAGTCAAATATAAAGGTTAAAAGTTCTGGATACTCTCCCCAGCAATTTGATATTAGAGGTTCGACGTCATAATTAGACTCAATTTCGGAAGTACCTTCCCTACCGCTACGAATATAGTAATGCTTATCCCAGGTGCGATAAGAGTCACTAAAAAGACTTCGAGCGTACTCTAATAAACTAGAAGTCATTCTATACGTTTTAACAAAAGACGATAAGTCTTCAAGAGGCATAGCACCGATTTCGTTTAATGGTATCATACAGCCACTAGAACCAGCGAAATGAAGAAAGTAGGTATCCTGCCTCTAGAGCTATATAAATTCAAGCTGCCTAAAAAACTTTTTGAGTCAGTAAGAGCTAGGTGCCACGCTATACCTTGGGATAATGTCGAAACTCGCGATAAAAAGCCCCATCATGGGAAGTCTTACCCATATGAAGGTGGGTTACACGAAAACGAAGACTGGCTGGACCTTACCAAGTGGGCACAGAAGAAGGTCGATGCTGTAGTAAAAGATCTTGACTACCGTCAGATGGAACAATTAAAAATTAATCTGATGTGGGCTAATAGAAGTGAATATCTTCAATGGCATCATCCTCACACACATCCAAATTCTATCCTGAGCGGGATTATTTACATACAGGGTTTGAGTGGTGCTACGTGGTTTAGCAGGCAGAGCGATTACGACATCCAAAACAGATATCATGTGCTGTTACCGGACGATGCACGGATCATCCATAAACAAGAACCAGAAGAAGGCGTTTTACTTATATTCCCATCTACTTTGTATCACTCAGCAGAAGAGAATATGAGCGCCGTTGATCGAATCACTATTAGTTTTAATACTTTCTTTAAAGGGAAAATAGGAACCCTTTTAACCGAATTAATTATATAAAAGCTCAGCGCAGACAAATGTAAGGGTAAGCCTTCATGTGCGCAAGGTCGAAATCGGTAGCGTCTGTAGCACCCTGCACATGAGCGATGACACCGTCGAAACCCATACTAGTTGAAGTAATAGGTGTAGCGCTAGCGCCCGTGACTCCAAAAACAGGACCACCTGAGCCTGCGAACGTAAAAGGTGCAGAGCTTCCAGACGGGTGTGCGTGAGAAGCCATGTTGGCCACTTGATACGAGCCAATCTGAACACCGGACGGTGCTACACCAGATAAGGCAATACGCTTAGTGGAGTCATGCGCTACACCACGGCTATAGTCATGGCCACGGATATAGATATTGCTCAGGTTAGGTAGATGGATGTTGCTCGCATCACTACCGTAGGTGCCTACGGGCCAGATTTCGCTCAGTTCAAAGTACGTAGCACGCGGAAACGACTGACCGTTGCAAAGAGCGAACTCGCGACCATCAGCGGTGGTAAAGGTCGTCCCTAAGTTAACCGACGAAAGATGAATCTGTCCCTTCATGGTCTTCAGATTTTGAGTTTATTCTACAACCAAGACGTAGACACAGGTTATGTTGTCAGGTCTGCTTTCTTCATTAGCTCCGATGCTAGAGAGCGAGCTGTCGGGAGGGTTCTGACTTGAAGTAGCACCAGTAGGTCCACCGCTTCTCTGACCTGTGTAATAGAAACTGGCTGACGTATAGCCGTGAATATGCGAGGCTATATTGTTAGGCAAAAATCCGCTCGGGCCAGCGGAATGTCCAGAAGGAACTTGAATATCGTAGTAGGGGGCGCTAATAAAGAGTCCCCGCAGATCAGGAGCGTTGAAAGTTGTCGACCCATCTCCCTGGCCAAAAAGATTGCCGACTAACGTATAAAGATGGGAGTAAGTTGTCCTGCTAAGCTCCTGCCCACTACAGATAATTGTATTAGGAGGAAGCGCAGCAGCTACTTCAGCAACATCCGGGATTAATAACGGGGCGATTAAACCCACGGGGGATCTGACATCCGCTGTGGCGATAAGGGGGACCATTTCCATGGTCGCCCCTCGATTACCTTCTTTAGTGCCTTGGAGTTTACTGCTAGAACCAAAGTTACCGGCACCGTATCCTCCAGGACTTCCTGGGCTAGCGCCGCCGCCAGACCAGCTATTGGGCTGGCTAAAAGTATGTGTATGGTAAGGAAGACGGCCCGTCCCCGAGGCGTTTGTAATCGTAAGACTAGCTTCGTAAGGAAAGGGTTTTAAGTGAATATAGGGTTTCTGAAGATTAGGTAAATTGAAAGTAGTTAAACCATCCCCTGCGCCGTAATTCTCACCGATGGAGTCGAAAAGATCAGAATATGTAGTACGGGAAACCGCTTGCCCACTTGGAATAAGGTACCCACTGGGAAGAGACTCAAATGCTGCACCAGAAGCAGCAGCGTAAGTGTATTCTCCAATATTATTGAAAATATACACACTAGGGAAGCTAACCTTAGGCCACTCGCCAAGTCCTCTCTGGCGTGCAATCTCTGAAGGCGCTTGCCACGAACCGGTAGCAGCGCTCGAACTAGGATCGCTCGCTGAAGGATTACCAGTGTATCCGCCGTACTTCTTGACCATCAGAAGAACTTGTAGTTTGTTCCGATGATGAAATTATAGACTAGATCCATACCGGAAAGTACTGAGGAGCCCGAGGGATAGCAGGGATTATAGATAACTTGACCGGAAGGATCGATCCCGCTATAAACAGCTATACCGTTGGGATAGTCATATATGTGCTGACCCTCCATCGGCTTTCTGTTTAAAACCCAATCAGATGGTGGGATAAAATACGGAGCCCATTGAGGGTCCAAACCGATAATAAAACCGTAAGTCTCGTAGGTATATTTCCAAAAGTCTTTTTGCTTCTCAAAAGCGTCAGTAAGATACTCTTTATAAACAGCGTTTCTAGTGATAGGAGGAAGATTAAAAGAAGGAAGGTCGGCGTTAGTTAATAACTTAGAGGAGTTAAGAAGAACCCAAGCAGCATCTTTGATGTTATTTAAACAGACAAGAAACTCAGGAGTAGCGTCAGTCAGAATAGCGTTGTTAATACTCTCTATAACAGACTGAATGTACTGTCGAATACGAGCGTCTTCAAAAATCGGATCAGGTGACGTATCCCCAACGACAACAATAAAAGTTTTAGTGTCGGCGTCCCACGCAACAGTGTCAGTGCCCGAAACGGAAGGTACCTCAAAAGGACCTTCATATCCGGCAGCGTTTAAGTCCTCCTTAGTACAAGAATAGGTATAACGGGTATTACCGTTAGGAAGACGGATCCTTAGTGGAGGATACGAAGGAGTATCCGCACCCGGTGCTAAGAAAAACTGATTTCTAAAATCCGCCATTGTTACACCACAACGTAGGAAATCTGAACATCAACGGTGCCGCTTGTACTCGTAAGCAGATTCAGCTTACGTCCGCTAGGAAGAACGTACTTATTGCCGAGGACGTCGAGGTTGGAGTCGGCAGGGATAGCAATCGTATAAGCTAGATAACCTTCATCGTTATTAGATGCATCTCTACGGACCACGGTGATGTCCGTGTTGTCAGTACCGTTAGTATTAGCGGCTAAAATACTAAGAACAATAGTGCTGTCGGAATCGGACGTGACAGCAGTGATCTCCGCCGCATCATCTACGTTCTTAACAACTTGATTATAGAAAGTTGCCATGAACCCTACGTCGGGTGTACTTGATTAAATTTTAGCAGACCAAAAAGCCTAATCAAGCTAGACCCATGATTAAGCCGATAAGTTGATCCGCATCAACAGGAGGATTGTTAATAATTAGAGTCAAAGCTGCGTTGCCAGATGCAAGAGCTGTGTCTGCATCTTGGATAAGAGCATTCCCTGAAGCTAACGCTGTCTCTGCGTTGAGTACCGCAGTTTCAGCGTAACTAATACCTCCAAGACCACTCGCAATCGCCGTGTTGGAAGTACTAATTGCGGCTAAACCACTGACAATCGCAGTGTCAGCTGTCGAAATAGCCGCAAGAGCATCGGTTATACCTGCATTACCCGACGCTTGAGCAGTTTCTACAAGTACTAAAGCGGCATTACCCGAAGCAAGAGCAACAGAGGCAACCTCCAGAGACGCATTACCAGAAGCAATGGGTGCAGGGGTTAACTCAAGCGCAGCGTTACCAGAAGCTTGAGCAGTAGCCGATAAAGGATACGAAGCCTGACCCGAAGCAATCGCTACGGAGGCGATAGCTTCCCCAGCTAGACCAGAGGCAATCGCCTCGATCGAATTCTCAATCGAATCGTCAGAAATGACGAAGACGAATGACGTTTTGACTACTGCATCGTCACCACGGTCGATAGCTTCAACCGAATTTGCCAGAGCTAAGTTACCTGAGGCCTGCGCCTGAATAGCCTGGAACACAGCTGCGTTACCAGAAGCCAAAGCTGTGCTTGCATCAGTAACTGCAGCGCTTCCTGACGCAAAGGCAATACTTGCATTAAGTAAGGAGGCATTACCAGAAGCAAGCGCTACGGCACTATCAGCAAGAGCTGCAGCACCCGAAGCAACTGCCACGGCTGCAACGGTGATTCCGGCAGAACCGGAAGCAATTGCCGCCTGAGAATCAACAATCGCAGCATCACCAGAGGCAATGGTCGACTGGAGATCAAATAGAGCTGCGTTACCGGAGGCTAAAGCGGAACCTGCGATAAAAGAGGCACCAAAACCTGACGCGGCAGCGATATTTGCGTCGACAAGAGCAGCGTTCCCAGACGACTGAGCGACTGCGGCATCAACAAGTGCTGCGTTTCCAGATGCGAGTGCGATCTCGTTGAACGGAATGCCCAGATTGCCTGAAGCCTGAGCGATCTCCCCTGATGCAAGTGCGTTATTAGAAGTAGTTTGCCCAACAAGAGCTTCGGAAATAGCAGCGTTTCCGGAAGCAAGCGAAGTCTGACTCGCAGCAGACGCCGCTAGACCTGATGCAAGAGCAATTTCCGAGAAGGCTATCGCAGCAGTACCAGAGGCAGTCGCTACATCACCTGTAGCTAGATCAAGACCGTCAAGTCCGATCTTTCCATCAGCTGTATATAAGAGACCTGAGGTCCCAGCAACTACAAGCTGTACAAACCCATCGGTACCTAAAGGAACTAGTCCACCACCTAATCCACTTCCAAGGACTAAGTCGCCAACAATAGGGATTACGTCCTCGTCGGTATGCTCCGTAATGAAGCCACCGGAATAAATTAGGCCGCGACGAGCAGTCATATCACGAGAGGGCGATGATCAAACCGATGGCTTCACCGGTCTGAAGCCCAGGGTTAGCTGCGTAAGCCTCAAGTGCTGCGTTTCCGGATGCTTGAGCTTCGGGAACAATGACGAGACCGGCGTTACCCGAAGCAAGAGCCGTATTACCGACAACGATGGCGGCGTCCCCAGAAGCAAGTGCAGTATTAGCAAGGACTAATGCAGCATTACCAGAAGACTGAGCGACTGCAGCATCAACAATCGCGGCATCCCCGGAAGCCTGAGCAGTCTGAGCTAACAGAATCCCCGCATTACCCGAAGAAAGAGCAACCAGACCATCGACAATCGCGGCGTTTCCAGACGCAAGTGCGATGATTGCTAACTCAATACCAGCGTTACCAGAAGCAGCTGCGCCTGCAAGATCGGCAAGCGCCGCATTACCGGAAGCAAAAGCAGCTGCAGCAGTCGCTAGAGCAGCATTACCGGAGGCTAAAGCGTCAAGAGAAACGACGACTGAAGCGTTACCAGAAGCCTGAGCACTCTGTGAGAAACTTAAGGCAGCATTACCAGAGGCAAGCGCCGTGTCTGCCACAGCGAGGGCAGCCGCACCCGAGGCAAGAGCGACGTTCGAGAGAGTTACAGCTGCATTGCCAGAGGCAAGAGCAGATGCCGAATCGACTAGAGCCGCATTACCGGAAGCAAGAGCGGCCTGAGAGTCAAACAGCGCAGCGTTACCAGAAGCCAGTGCAGCGACTGAAACTTCAACAGCAGCAATACCAGAAGCAAGAGCTTCTGACGAGTTAGTTAAGGCAGCGTTGCCTGAGGCAAGCGCGTCCACAGAGATCGAGAGACTCGCGTTACCGGAACTGAGAGCTGCGACAGCGTCGGTAAGGGCAGCGTTACCCGAGGAAAGTGCAGTATTACTGTCGGCTAATGCAGCGTTGCCAGAGGCAAGTGCCTCAACAGAAACAACTAGACCAGCATTACCCGAAGCAAGAGCCGTAGAGGCGAGGAGAATCCCAGCGTTTCCGGAAGCTAAGGCGGTTGCACTGTCGACAAGACCCGCGTTACCCGAGGCAAGCGCTGCAACACCAATAGATAGGGAGGCGTTACCGGAACTTAAAGCCGATTCAGCAACGAGTAAGGCAGCATTACCAGAGGCAATCGCAGTCGCAGCCTCTACAAGACCAGCGTTACCAGAAGAAAGAGCTACTGCAGAATCAACTAAAGCTGCATTACCAGAAGCAAGAGCAGCAGTAGCGTTACTTAAAGCTGCATTACCGGAAGCGAGGGCATCTTCCGAGCGCTTTAAAGCGACACCATCAATAGCTAATTCGTCACCGGCAAAAATTAAACCGCTTGCCGAAGCAGTTAAAGCGACATCTAAACGAATGGTGGCATCAGTATTACCGCCACCGACTAGGCCACTACCAGCAGTAAGTTCTCCGCCAGAAGCAGTGGTGATGATGCTGTCACCAAAAGGGAGCTCAGCTAACGCTCCACTAACTAAAACAACTGGCCTTCTTAAAACCATGATCTAGTCTCCTAGCCCCCAGTATAAAGAAGAACAGGTGGAGCAATCTCCACACTAAGTTGAGTTGACGTCAAAGCCAAACCAACTGGTGTAGCTGCCGCATAAGCATTCGAGCCAGAACCTGTAACGGTGCCCGAAGCTGTCTCATAGCGGACAACTTCGCCCTGATATTTAGAAAGGTAGTAGTACTGACCAGGGATTAAAGCTGTTTCTGCAGTGATATTTCTTGCGCTAAGCGTAACCACGCCGTCTAAATTAATGATTACCGAGCTTCCGTTCGAAGCAGTGGCACTAGCGAAGCCAATCGGTGAGAACTGAGTTACGTCAGCTCCACTAATTGCTATAGCAGGAACAACAAAGTTTCCGCTTGCCGAAACACATTCACCAGCAACTAAATCTCCACCCGCCGTAAGCGTTGCTTCAGGAGCTGGATTAGTTACGACACCTTGCCCGTTAGCAAGGTATACAGTTGTACCGTCAGCTTGGTAACTGGTGTAATTTCGGTTGAAAATCGACCTGTTTGACACCGGTCACAACCCTACGTTGCTTCATATTCTACACCTTATCAAAGAGCTCCACTGACAACATATCTAGGCTCAACTGGTGAAACTTTTAAGGTTGTCGGACTAATAGCTGTGCCGATCTGAGTTAAATAAGAACCAGAAACTCCGATCTGATTAAACTCAACAATAAAGGTGTCGTAATCAACTGCGTAAGCTCCACTAGGACTTACGTAGTACCGATGACCAGGATTCAGGCCACTAAAAGCTTGAGCACCAGCGTCAGAGACCACACGGCACAAAGTCCCGGCTGACACTGCATCTACAGCGACACCAACAACCGTCGCCGAAGGGATACCCGAGGGATGAGCGGGAATAATTTGACCAGAAGTAGTGGTGCTGATCGTGACCGCATCACCAAGAGCGATGGCTTCAGCAGCGATAAACGATAAAAGCACAGCTACTTCCAGTCCTAACTATTAACTTTAGCGCCCCTGTCCGCGAGTTTTTTTGCGGCCATGGTTTTTGAGGCTATTGCGCCCCTGACCCTGTCTAGTCTTTTTGGACTTGGACTCAATTTGTTGAACGTTCTTAGGCTTAGACATTGAACTCTTAGGGATCGCTCAGAGGTTAGCCGAGACCCATGATCAGGCCAATAGTCTCACCCTCAGAGACACCCGCCGTAATATCTGTCCACTGAGTGCCATTCCAGTAACGAATAGTACTGGTAGAAGGCTCAGTCCACAGAGTGCCATCAACTGCGCTAACGGGTGCGGTGTCACCGTAGACAGGGGTACGAGATGCGGCGGATTCGTACCAGCCACTCGTAGCTGCGTCGTAGATGAACAGAGAGCCCATGAGCGTGTTGAACCACAGGCTGCCATCGAGAGGCGGAGCGTTGAACCCGCCGGTACCAGAAGGTGGTACTTCGCTCTTGATGGCCAGAGCCTCAGCATTAGCGATGTACCAATCGGGCTCGGCGACGTCGTTGCCCGAGGCATAGATGAACAGACGACCTTCGTTAGTGTCGAACCAAAGGGAACCAGCGAGGTAGTTGTCTCCAGGTTCACCGGACACCGTAACGACAGCAGCTCCAGCTTCAGCCGTGCTGTTGTATGTAACAAAGGAACCGGAGTAACCAACCGTGACGTTGGCGCCGCCGAGCGAACCGACATTAATTTCTCTATAGGTGCCGCTAGTTGAGATAGCAGTACCAGAGCCGGGAGCTAATTTATTTTCTAAGAAGATCTGCGGACCAGAGTAAGTAACACCGATTCCAGGCAATCCGAGAATGCCAACGTCGACAATTTGATAATCACCACTAGAGCTAACAGTTGTACCAGAACCAGCAACAAGTAACTGCTGAGCTTGGCCGGAGATAACGCCTACACCAGCACCGGTATAAGAGAAATCGACGGAGCCTTGACCGATCAGGTCAGTCGAAACAATCGCGGTATCTCCACTAGCAGTAATGCTGATTCCGTTACCACCAACAAGACCGCTAACAACAGCAACCGCACCCTCGTTCGAACCGGAGATCGCAATGAGCGTACCGTCATACTCAACAGAGTTGTTCCCTTGGCCAGCAATATTTACATCAAATATCGTGGCGGCTCCGCTGTAAGTAGGAGTAACGCCGGACCCAGGTAAAGACTGGGTGATCAGGCTGGAAACAATTTCGTAGTTACCGCTCGAAACGATGCTGATACCTGAACCAGCAACGATATCCGCACCAGCGATAATCCCGCTGGCCGTTAGGTTTAAGTCTTCAAGCGCACGAACTACTCCTTCAAAGTTGTAGGTGTAACCTACGGGACACCGAGAGAAAGAAGCAGTTCCCACGCCACTCAGGGTTGCAATAATTTCGTCAATGACATCAACGATGCCTTTGAACGAGTGTTCGTGTAGCGCACGGTAGTTACTCCCGTGAACCGGGCAAGGATCAAGAGCCATTGAACAAGTCTAGATCTTACCCTCCTGTAATCTCGATTCTACCCCACCTAAAAACGTATAAGTAATCTTCAGATAGTTACTTTTTAGTCTTACTACTGACTAATTTTTTGTGGAACGCCAGTTCCTCAGCCAGCTTCCAGGCTGGTATTCCGAGCAAAGAAGACTCTCTGCGCAGCTGTTCCCAGGAGATTGTTTCTAAGATCTCGACGTCCGTCTTGGACACGATGCTGTTAACAGTTACTAAGAGTATACACAATCATTAACCTTGGTCGTCACCACGATTGTTCTCTCGGAACACAATTGAAGAAAAAAACCTGTCAGAGGTCGATTCTCTACGACTTTGTACTGCCCTCGAAAATGTAACTTTGTAGTGGGTCGAGTCTTAATTCGAGTCTCATAATCGTATATGTGGTAAATCGTCCAAATCGACTCTTCGGCACACGACCGAATAAAACTTTTAAATAAGGCGAGACGAGAGCAAACCTGATGAGCATCTCCTTTTAGATAAAGGTAAAATTCTCAGAAAATCCGAACATACCCATCGTTCTGTGCGCTCTGTGATGAGTATGAGTACCTACGCACATCCCAACGTTCCCCGTGCTACAATGAGCACACAGTGCGTTTAAGCGCATGGAAGTTTCAATACGTGCCTTAGCCCTCTTGGGGCTCCTCGACTTTCCGAAGACACCCCAGGAAGTCCCTGCTGCCATCCCCACAGCGGTTGAGAGGCGTGGGCACTGGCAGGTAGAGCACCACGCTGAGGTGGCTGCATGGCGCTGCCTTTGTGGACGCTCTGAGCCTCTTGTCGTACCCCAGGAGCTCATGCCTCGCGTCTGCTTCCTAGGCGGCCTCTTTCAAGGTTGTGAGGTTTGTCGGAACGATCTCAAGCTCGCGACCTCCAAGGCTGGTCTCCTAAGAGCATGGCTCGAGAGGAATCGACCTCTTATCGGAAGTGAACAGCACTTCGAACTGCCCGACACCTACGTCTGGACCGATCGCGAGGAGGCCAAGAGCATCCGCGTCCTTCGGTTTGTCTACGAAGCCTTCTGGGAGAAAAAGTTAAGTCCAAGTGACTGTGTGAGCAGGACGTGCTCTCATGCGTTCTGTATAAACCCTCACCACTTATGCGTGACTTCCAACTTCTCCGCCAAAGTGACGGACCAGACCAAGAGCTACATACTGCGCCTTACGGAGGAGGGGATCCGGGCGCAAACCATCAAAACGCTATTGCGAGAACAGCACTCCTTAGATCTTTCTCTGAGCACGATCCACTCCGTAAGAAGGAGAGGCGGGAAAACCAAAAACTCTGTATGCTCATCGAGGAGCTGAAGTGCTTGCAACCTGCCCATCTGTCAGAGCTTTCTGAGTCACTTGGGCAGTCGACCACAACCACAAGAACTCAATTAGAAAAACTAAAACGTATTAACCTCGTTGTTAGTACACACTTTGAGCATTACACCCTTTTCTGTTTAAATGGCGATTTCAACCTATTCTTCTCCCAGCTACTCAGCGCGTTCTACGAACACGCATGATCAAAAACCCTTTTTGTGGGACAAAGAGTTTGTAATAGACAACCTCCCGTCCTGGATTTATACCGATAACGAGAGCCCTAAATCGATTAAGGACTGCCAGGCGACTATTAGCTCTCTTGAATTTACGATCCGGGACATCGACCTCCAGATAGAGGTGCGTGAGCTTGAGCTAAAGACCGGTGACTCTCGCCATCAGAACAGTTTTGACTTCGAGCGATGGCGTGCCCAGGCTCTTAAGGCCAAGCAAACGCACTTCTATCTCTTAAACGCACATAAGTACTGGTTAATCAAAAAGACACCTCAAGAACATGACATCACACCAAAACTCGCTAAGCTGATCGAGATCCTTATTGAGGACGCTCCCGACTTCCAGCAAAAACTCAAAGCCCTCTTAGACTGATCGCGTCAACGTGTAACAACGACCACGCTGACCCCTGAGGGTCCGAGTACCGTTTTTGTCGTTTCCGGCTCGGCGTTAAGTCGCTCTGATTGCCAAGCGCTTGGTGATCAAGGGGAGCCCTCTGCCGTTTTCTATTTACATGGACATCAATCTTCGAGAAATCAAGGACATCAGGGACGCACTCAACAGCATCGACGTCTCACTTCAGTTATTAGCTTCTGAAAGAAACAACGAACGGAGAACCACGGGGTTTGTCTCCAAAAAAATCATCTGCCAGCGCTTGAACATTCCTGGAATCGCTTTAGACAAACTCATTCATCAAGGTCTGGCGACTGGGGGAAAATCCGGCCTTGTAGAGGGAACTCACTTCTGTAAACTCGATCCAGAAGAGCGAAACTCCTCTAAGTTTCTCTACGACGTTCACACGATTATCCACTCCGCCTGGTCTAATTTTAAAAATGTCTGATTTATCTAAGAACGCTTCCCGTCTCGTCAAGCATCTTTTCTCCGGTTCTGAGACCGAGAATATGATCGCGGCGGGCGTAGTCAGAACCATTCTGTCTGACGTAACTAGGCTCTACTTCGAAAACAAACGAGCGAAGGGGAAAGGGATCTTAGTCTTCAACCCGGAAGACCCAGAGAACAGTAAGTACATGACTGTTCGGGACTTTGAAGATGATCTATCGGTCGCCCAAGAAGCGATGGACAATCAGACTTCCGAAATGTTTAAACGAATAATCAACTTCATCGAAGCGGAACGTGAGAGCGATCTTGCTCTCCTCGCCATGATCCAACCTAACGAGATCTGCCTCCACATCCTGGATCCTATTGAAGTGAATAAAAAGATCGACGAATATTCGAATGGTCTTATCTTCTAGAGATTTTGTCTCTCCTCTAGAGCTCATTGCTGTAACCACAGCTTTGTTCGGAGGAGAGATAGACCTAGATCCAGCCTCGAGTCCTCACGCAAATTCTCTTGTCCAATCGAACAGATTTTTCGATTGGAAAGACAACGGATTAGTTCAACCGTGGCGAGCTAAGAACGTCTACCTCTACCCGCCAAGGGATATTCTTCTCAAACACGAGCAGCCAAAGAGCAACAAACTCTTTCGTAAGAATCTTGGCTTTAAAAAGTCGAGTCAGCGGGTATGGCTTGAACTTGCTTACGAAAAATGGATCCGAAAGGAATTTAGCGAAGCGATTATCTTCTTGACCTCAACCGAGGTCGCTTTACTGGTTACCCAGAAGTTGAACTTTGATTTTCCTCTCTGCGTACTAAAGGAGAGACCAAAACTATTTGAAGACAACGAAGAACTTAGACCTCTAAAACAGAGTAAAGTTCTTGGTTTTGTATATTACTTACCGCCAGTAGATAACTACCAAGACAAACTAGAAGAGTTTGTCAGACTTTATAGTAGTCTGGGACGGGTTTATGCTCAATAGGATCTTTAGTATCCCAGTTCTCGTCTGGACCGTAGGTGTCTCGTTCACCAAAACCTAACCCCACGGGTCTTGAAGCTTGAAGACGCTGTCTTTCTGCTTTTCGAAGACTACGAAGTTTTTCCTTAGGTTCGGTGTTAAAAACTTCTCCGGCAAAACGAAAAGTTTTAGGAGACTTGTCTCCGTGGCGATAGCGACGCTCTTGGTGACTTTTAGCCCGCCTTTCGATTGCTAAACGAGGAATCGAAGTCATCAGACTTTGTATTCCATCATTCCGCGAACTTCAGGGCTGTTTGCAAAGAAACTTGCATACTCCTGCACGGCAGTAGGACGTCCGCGTACAAGACTTTGAGTTTCGGGGTCAGCGTAGGAGTAATGCTGACGATATTCGGGACCTAGAGTCATCACGTCCTTAATTGCGTTGACATCAGTCTGGCTCATGTAGTCCTGAGGACGCTTAGCAATATCCATAAACTGCTGACTATTTAGGAGGTTAAGATCCGAAGCACGAACATCGCCGATTCGAGTTTTAAGAGTGTCGTATTGACGAGTCAAATCAGGTTGAGTGGCTAAGTCTGCGCGAGCTTGATCCATCGCGTCCCTCATGTAGTCATCAAAACGCTTGTAATAATCCTGGACCGCATCTTGGGTAGCAACCCCGGTAAGGCCCCGAATCTCGTCAAAAATATCTCTAATTTGCCCAAGAGTTTCTTGGGCTCGTGTATCTAGTTTTTCAGTTGATTTGCCGATAATTTTTTCGAGTTGCTCAATATCACCACCTCGAGCAATATCGCCCACAGCTCCTGCTATCCGGGTAACGTTACCCAGATTCGGAAGTAGGGTGTTGGTTACGAAACCACCTAAACCACCTCCACCAGAGGTGGCTGTTCCAGGGGTTCTCCCGGAAAAGACACTGGAGTAGTCAGGGAAGTCGTTGTAACTTCCATAGTTAACCCCAAGATCAAGATCCGTACCGAAGGGGATGTAGGTTTCCGCCATTACCCGATTCTATTTAACGTAATTATACGACTAGAAGACAGTAGGAATCGTCTTAAACGAGTCCATTGCCTGCCTCATGAGGTTCGACATATTCGCCTTCTGAGCAAGTTGCTGGCTTTGAATTTGTGCGCCCATGAGCTCTCGCCGACGAGCTTCGTCTTCCGCTCGATTGGTTTTTAAGGTTGATTTGACTAGTTCAGCAAGCTCTGAATAATCTGCACTATTTTCGAGATCTTCGACGTCAGCTTCATTGCTGTGAGGAACAGCTGGTTGAGTAGGAGAGCTGTAATCAATAATGGACTGATCTCCACCAGCAAAATTTCTGAGGATGGAGTTAAGTAATGCTTGCCCTACCGTAGCGTTGAGTTGTTGGCGTGACGAATCAAAGGATCCTTGTGGGAGTTGCGAACTACTGGTTGTTTGTCCTCCTTCAGGTGAGTAAGAGGCGAGAAGGGTGCCTTCTTGGGCATCTCCAAGTGTTCCCTTAGCTCGCTGATAGAGAGCGCCGCCAGGACGGAACGAACCGACAGCATTAGCTACGGAAGTACCATTAGCATCTTTTGAATAGATATTTGCGTTTGGATTTCCTCCCAAAATGGTTGCGTATAGTTTCTGCACACCCATACCAGGGCGATAACCACGGCCAGCCAACCACTTTTCAACGTGGGGTAGCTGCTCACGAATTGTGTAGGACCCGATGCGTTTGGGGTTAAGACCAGCCTCTCCACGCTCGGTTGTTCCAAACTGGATAAGTCCGTAGTACTTGCCACCGGCACCGCCCCAGACGTTTGGGTTAAAACCTGACTCCTTGTGGATAACAGCGCCTAGCTCGTAAGGATCTATTTGAAGGCGCTTAGCCGCCTCATAAACCGCAGCGCGGTCCTCAGGACGAAGAGTACCGATACGGTCAGCCATCTACCAATTCGTCGAATACATCAATATTAGTATCAATAACTAAACCGATTTCCTGCATGACGGACTTGTAGGCTCGCTCCCGACATACAAACCGGTAGATAGTTTTCCAGAGGTACTGATCTCGAGCGTCTCCTTTGAGCTCATGGGCTTTGTTCTTCAACCGAGTCAGAACAAAGTCGTCTTCAAGAGTCAACCCGACGGTGATCTTGTCAAACTCATCGCCCATTTGCTCGAAGGCTTCTAACTTAAGTGTAAGTCAATTAACAAAACACTCTAAACCTCACCAAGCTTTACAGCTCCAATAGCGTGCTTTTAACTTGCTTCCAGGGTTGTCGCAGTTATGTCGCGCTCTGAAACTCTTGCGACGCTCTGGTATGTGTTTCTTGATAGTCATATCAGGGTCCCCAAAACGTACAAGGCGAACATCATCACCTTCTTTCGCGGCCACGGCGAACTTCTTGCCTCCGTCTGAGTCTCGTTTGGGATTGTTGTAACCACTAAAAACCTCGCCAGCAATCCTGATGGACATTGGGTTTAGGTCGATATCCAACTAGTCTAACCCTTAGAATCGAAAGAAAATGTAAAGTCATACTGCATCTAATCATTTAACGCAAAATCCTGCTAATGTCTTTGCGTTGACCTCACCAAAGTCTTTAAAGTTGATGGAAGCCGCACGACTTCTGACCATCGCGCAAACTGCTGAGCTCCTGAACTGCTCTGCTGGTTTTGTGCGTAAGCGTATTGCTTTGACCGTATCTAACCAGCCCGGTGGTTGGCCTAAAGGGATCTTCGTTAACCTTCAGCCTAATGGTGCGAAGTCTCTCTATCGCATCAACCAGGACGCTCTTCAGGAGTTCCTTAAAGGCGAATCCGAAGCTAATAACGAAGCTGAGTGATCAAGCTAAACTAAAGAGATCTGGTTATACGATCTCTTAATAGCGATGACTTCCTCCAGCGCTTTAGATATGTTCGCAGAAGCTTTGGAAGCCCCTAAGGCTGAGGTCCTTACCGAGGAAGTCATCATCAAGAAGGAGACCAGCGTAGATAATCTCGTCTATGCCACGGTCTCCTTTTCTTCGTATCTGTATCAGTTAAACACCCAAGCGCATCTCCTGCACTTAAACGTCGAGTGCCGAGAGTTTCTTGCTCTCCATAAGTTTCTGAAGAAACAGTACGAACAACACATCGCGGACTTTGATCTGCTTGCCGAAATTGTCCGGAGCATGGATTATCTGCTGCCGTCTTGTCAGTGCGGGCTTATGGACTCGTACAAGAAATTTAAGAGCGTTAAGTCCTATGACGCTCGTGAAGGTCTAATGATCTACACCAAGAACCTAGAAGACGGAGGGATGATGGCAAAGAACTTGACCGAACAAGCCCGCGCTACCGGTACTCCCGATCTAGAAAACGCCGCTGCAGGTGTCTGCGGAAACCTCTTTAAAGGAGCGTGGATGCTTAAAGCGACTCTGCGTAACGCTTAAACCAAAATCCAACCGCCGTTCGCGGATACGTATAAACCGCTTACGCCAGCGTTGAGATAAACAACGCCTCCGGTATAAGCTGCGGGTAGAGCACCTACCACGTTGATTCCAGAAGCTAAGTTAGCTTCGAGAGCACCGGAGGAAGACACAGCTCCGATCGCTCCCGAAGCAGCGAGAGCTCCGGAAGCAATAAGAGCTCCAATGGCTCCCGAGGCCAGTAGAGCTCCTGACGCACTGACGGCTCCTAAAGAACCTGAAGCGACGATTGCTGAGTTTGCGACAATTGCGCCAGAGGCAATCGTGACGTTTGCAGACGCTGCGTTATCTGCAAAAGCTGCACCGACCTTCTGCCAGGACGCTCCGTCCCAGACTTTCATGTAATAAGCCGAGCTTGAGGAGTCAACCCAGAGCTCACCTACAGAGTTTCCCGTAGATCCCACAGGGCTTGAGTTAGGCGCATTAGTCCCGTAGAAAGTGGGGCCAATCTTCCTAATTGCACCAGCAGAATCTTTGAAGTACATCCCTGGTTCGGCGCCACCGAAGCTCAAGGCAGGCTCACCCGTCTGTACCGTCGCTGTATCCGGACGATCGGCAGAATTACCAGATCTCTTTAAGAGAAGAATGACAGGTGTAGAAGCCATGAGTTAATAAGTGCCTCCGTTGATGTTTGACGGTTGTGTAACAGGCGGGATTAGAGCACCGTTAGCGTAAGAACCACCATCGAAGATTAAGGCGGAACCGCTCGTAAGCACCCCTGATGCGTAGGTTCCCCCATCGTACTTCTGAAGGGTTGCCGGATCGATCGGTTCAAACGGGTTGTACTGATCAAACTGGAACATTTCGAATCCGCTTGCGGACATTGGACTCGAAATACCAGAAACCAACGTGTCAAAGTTCAGAGTTTTGACCATCGTTGGGTGCATGTCCGCATACATCATGTGGACAGGCACGGTGTTTTGAGAGGGAGAGTACTTTTCCCACCACCGGAGATGCTCTTGTCTCTTCTCAAACGTTGTCTGTTTTTCTAAGTTCCTCTGGAATTCCTCGCGGTAGCGATCATCCATTGGTTCATCGCTTGGCTGATCGAGCCAAACGTAAGGGAACATATCCTTACCAAATCGATTTTGTAGATCCCAGAAAGACGCATAGATGTGTTTGCACCAGCGCGGAGCAAAGTAAAGAAGATTCGGATCCGAGTAAGTAACTGCGCTATCGGTGTAGCTGGGTAAGTTGATTAGCTTCTTGACGTAAAGGAAACCAAAATCTCTTGTAAAACCGGGAAGATCCCTCGAAGGTGAAGTTCGGTCAGCAAAATAATCAGACCCAGCGTCGTAGCTCCCTGGTTTTAAATCTTGCGGCAGCGTGTAGGGATAGCGCCTCTTAAGGTTGTACTTATATAAATTGAAGTCTTCCCGAGCCAGGTAATCCGGGCAGTTACAACCGAAACGCATCTCCGTGGTGAAGTAATCACCGACAGTCGGAAGACCAGCAGGAGCCTGGAGAGTTTCGTTATTTATGACGGACCAGCTGTTATCCGTATCAATAGAAATAAATATGCTGTTAAAAATTGGAGCGAACGAGGGGACTAAGGGTGTAGTTCCATTGCCCACGCCGACAACTTTGTAGTTGTTGTACGTGGTTTTCTCGGTGCCATCAGAAGCAAATCGATCAGAGATAACCTCCCCCGTGAAGAAAGAAATTGGCGGTCCAAAGTTACTGGAAAGTTGAACCGCGTAAACATTGCCTGAAGTCTGCGTTACTGACTGGATCGAGTAACCGAAATCAAGAAAGTTGAAAGAGTCCCTCGGTCGGATCGCAACCATCCGCATGGCCATATCCTGGCTCATGGATGGGTACATGTAACAGGCACCAGGAAGGGCAGTCCCTATGCCAGCAGTGCCTGAGATGAAGTATCTAAATGAGTAATTAAGACCTACATACGCTTGGTTAGCGTACATATAGAGCTCATAACCACGCCTCCAACGGGTCCACATGGACGCGTAGTTATAGTCAAAAAGGATGCTGAAATCCTTTAAGTTAAAGTCAGGACGGAATTTTTGCTTGAAAGGTAAAGGGCGGTTTAGCTTTGAAGCGTTGCTAGCGCCCTGAATCTTGTCAAACGCGAAGCTTGACTTTTTTGGCTGGTGTCCCTTCCAGCCAAAGTCGTTTCCGCGCTTGGGTGCCATGGATCAATAAAAGCCGCCTTGAGCGAAGATAGTCACTCCAGAAGGACTCAATCCACCGGAGACAGCGGCAGGGCCATCACCGATATAACCGATAGCAAGGATGTAGCCCTTCTCCAGATAAAGAGCTTCAGACTTACCGATCTCAATAGGACGGATGAGGTTTGTGTCCCCAGTTTGAGGTGTCGGGGCGACTGTGGCAGGGAGCTCAACACGCTGAATAAGTCCCTCAGTATCGCCTGAAAGTCCCACTTCGAACTTACCGATCATCATCGATGCGGAAGTTGAAGGGGATGCTTGATTCGGTGCGTAGATGTAAACACCGAATGCAGCGCTCCGGACACCACCGTCGTTCGGATACCCTTCGTTGGAAACAATAAAGAGGTCCTCAACCAGAGCACCGTCCTCAGAAGGCACGTCGCCTACACGAACGAGTTGGATAAGACTTCCAAACTCGGGGCTGCTCGTGCTCGAGATTGTCCCAGTGCCACTGTTGATCTTGGCGCCCCGAATAAAGGGACGGTCAACCATTAGCGGTTGTTTGTTCGTGCTAGTCGAGGCCATTACGTGCTCTAGTTAAAGGTGGTGCTACTGAACAGGTGTAGCCTGTTGCAAAGGGGTAGAGGCCCCACGAAGCTCGTCTTCCTTCTGCTTTTTTTTATACTCCTCAGTCTTGACGATTAAGTCGGCAAGCACCTCTGGGTCAGCAAAAAGACTGCTGATAACTTCTTTGTAATCCTCCAATCTCCGGTCTTTTTCTGGAGATCTAGTCTCGTCTTGCTCCATACGCTGCATGAACTCACCGAGTCGGTTGCCAGCAGACCTGTAACCACCATAAGGTCTTTGGGGGAAACCTTTATAGGCACGGATAGTGTTGTTAATGCCCTCCGCTAAATCAGCGGCGGCTCCAAGGAAGCTACCGATACCGTTAGTTTCTTTAGGTGGTTCTGCAGACGAAGGAACGCTGAAAATAGCGGCACCAGCAGCTTGACCCGCATCTCCATAGCGGGGAATATCAATACCGAAATCCATACCGGATGTATAAAAGTCCAGTGGATCAAGATTGTACTGACCAGTAATAGACATCGAACCAATCTCCCTACTTAGAGTTTACTATCAGCGTCCCATAAGGACACTTTCAAGTAGATCTTGACCCCTTTGTAGCTTTACGCCCTGGATCATCCGAGTTGCGTCCTCAAGGTCAGCTCCTCCCGCAGTGGGGTTGACGGCTTGAGAACCAACCGCTTCAGCTGCACCAATAGGGTTGGCCATTGTGTTATCGGAACCCATCTGGGTGCCTACCACAGTGGGTGTACTAAC